AATCAATAAAGGCTTATGGAAATGCAGTAGTACCTGCATTGGTTTATGAGATATTTAAAATTATAGAACATTACGATTACAAAATAAATGCTTAAAAAACAATCTCCTGCAAAAGAATTAAATTGTTCCCTGTGTGGATTATACAAATCCTGTAATTCTCCAAGGCTTTCCCAACAGGGCAACTTCAAAAAGAGAATCTTAGTTGTAGCAGAACAACCTTCCGAAGCAGATGACAAATCTTCTAAATCTTTTCAGGACAAGTCCGGACGCTTGCTCCAACGTCTGCTTAAAAACAACGGAATTGACTTATTTGAAGATTGTTTAATTACATTTTCACTACGTTGTCATGCAGGAGATGACTACAAAAATGTGAATTTGGATTGTTGCAGACGTTTGCTTCTTTCCACAATCAAGCAATACAAGCCTCATTTAATTCTTGCATTTGGACCATCTACCGTTTATTCTCTTATCGGGGACAGAATTAAAAAAGATTTAGGCACAATTCAGCAATGGAGAGGGTTTCAGATTCCTGACCAAGACTTAAATGCCTTTATTTGCTCTTTATATAGCCCTGATTTCATTGATACGTATAAAGACGATGTTGGATATACCTTATGGGAAAGTGATCTTAAATCGGCTTTAAAATGCTTAGAACAGCCATTTCCTGTTTTTCAAACTCCTGAGATTGACATAATAGATGATTTATCTGTTTTGAATGGGATCAGAAACAATATTGCAATTGACTTTGAAACGACAGGAATTAAGCCTCATGGCAAAGGACATAGAATTATAAGTTGTGCTATAGCTGATACGAAAGATCATGCCTATGCTTTTATTTTGCCTCAGACAAGGAAAGATTTAAGACCACTTTTGAATTTATTTGAAGATGAGAATGTAGGAAAAATTGGGCACAATATTAAATTTGAACAGATGTGGTCAGAAGTGACATTAAGACAATCAATAAATAATTGGATACATGATACAATGCTCACTACACATTTGCTTGATAACAGACCGAGGATTACAGGATTGAAGTTCCAGACTTACGTAAATTTCGGGATAATAGATTACGCAAGTGAAGTTGAGGCTTGGATTAAAACCAAAAACAGCAACAGTACAAATGACATGAACAACATCATGGAATTTATAATGCAACCAGGTGGACTTGACAAACTCCTGACTTATAATGGTTGGGATAGTGTATGTACATACAGATTATATGAAAAACAATATGTAGAATTTTTACCTTTTTAAAAACTTAAAACATTTTAACTAAAAATGAAAGCAATTTTAATTTTATTAGCATTTACACTTTTCTGCACATTTGCAGTAATAGTGGTTTTATTTCTGATAAGCAAATCCAAAAAGCAAAGGTATTTGCAGGATATAATCTTTCTTGAAAATGCAGTTGATAATTTTATAGTCAACAAAAACAACTACAAGACTATAAGTTATTTATTCTCTGACATCTTTCGCAACGATCAGGATAAAGGCAGAACATACAAAGCATGGGAGAAGTTCTTGATTAAATATGAAAGTTACTTTCCAAGTAAAAAGAAAATCCTTTCCAAAGTCCAGAGCAACTAATGAAAAAAGACCGTACAGAAAAATGGAAGATTTTCAACCATTTCTATAAGGATGGTATGTGGTTTTGGATAACTATATTTGTAGGATTTGTACTTTTTTGTGCAATTTTATACTTGTTAGCGGAATATTCTATTATGTGGGTAAACTAAAATTAAGACTATGAGAAAAATTGACAAAATAATTTTATTGCTTTTTATTTTTGCAGTTTTAGCTGTTTTGATTATTGCAAGTTGTGAAAAAGTTACTTCTGTAAAAGACTGCTATGTCTGCACTGTGGAAACTACATGGTTTAAGAACGGGTATTATGTAAAATCAGTTAAGGAATATCCTTATTGTGGAGTAGATACAGTATGGTTAAACAACTTTGAAAAGATCAATACTTACTCTGATCCAAGTGAAAATATGGTTCAAATATGCAGATGTAAATGAGTACAAATCCAAGATCATACGAAGCTTTTACACTGATTCACGAAGGAGCATTGGCTTTTTCACGTGCAGAACTACAAGGTATAAGAGTTGATGTAGAGTACGTAGAAAACAAGAAAGCACATCTTCTGAGGAAAATAGAAAGAATACGTGAGCAATTCAAATCAACTGACTTGTTTAAAAAATGGCAGAAGTCAAGTGAAACAGAAGTGAATATTGACAGTCATGTTCAACTTGCAAATTATCTTTATTCCGTAAAGAAAATTAAGCCTAAGAAATTAACTCCTACCGGACGTGGTAGTACAGATGAAGAAGCATTGTCACAACTTAATATCCCTGAACTTTTACCATTATTTGAAGCAAAGAAATACAAGAAGATTTATGATTTTCTTGATGGGTTTAGCAGGGAACAGGTGAATGGATATTTACATCCATTTTTTAATCTTCATACAGTTGTGTCATTCAGGTCAAGCATGGACTCTCCAAATCTTCAGAATATACCAAAAAGGGATTCCGAGATGATGACAATTTGCCGAAGTGCACTTTACCCACGTCCAGGTCATCAGCTTCTTGAAATTGACTTTAGTGGAGCAGAAGTAAGGGTTGCTGCTTGTATTACAAAAGACAGCAAACTCATTGAATATATAAAGAATCCTGAGAGTGATATGCATGCTGACATGGCAGTTCAAATTTTTAAACTTGACAGTTATGATAAGACTAAGTATAAGGTTTTGCGTCAGGCTGCAAAGAATGGATTTGTATTTCCTGAATTTTATGGGGATTATTTTGGAAACTGTGCAGTAAACATGGCTTGTACTTGGGGAAAACTTCCACAAGGAAAATGGAAAGAAGGTCAGGGAATTGAAATAGGTGATACATTTCTTGCAGATCATTTAATCAGCAAAGGTTTGATTTCCCTAAAGAAGTTCACAGATCATTTGGAAAAGATTGAGCATGACTTTTGGTTCAATCGTTTCAGTGAATACAGTCAGTGGAAAGACAGGTGGTGGAGAGCATATCAGAAATATGGGTATATTGATACACCTGTTGGATTTCGTTTTAATGGATTGATGGGTAGAAAAGAGACATGGAATTATCCGGTCCAAGCATCTGCATTCCATTGTCTGCTTTGGTCTTTCATTGAAATTGATAAGGTCATGAGGAAAGAGAATTGGGATAGCAGAATAATTTCTCAAATCCATGACAGTATAATCATTGATGTAAATCCAGAAGAACTTGATCATGTTATGGCTACGGCAAGGGATATAATGTGCAATAAACTTGTTGAGGCTTGGAAGTGGATTATTGTTCCTATTGATGTAGAAATGGAACTTTGCGGAGTAGATAAAAGTTGGGCGGAAAAACAAAAAGTAAACTAAATATGGAAGAAAAAGGAACTATGCACAATCCTGAAAAGATTGTAAGGAAATATGGATATGAATATGTTTTGGTTGAATGCTTTGACAGACCAAGCAGTGTAGGAAAAGCCTGTGCTCTGGGATTTCCAAATTATGCACTAAAAACAATAAGGAAAATTAAAAAAGAGGACAAATGACAATAATTGATTTAAGGCTTGAATACAAAAAAGAAATGGGAGCAAATTGTGTCCCTATTAATTACGATTACTACGATGATGTAGATTATGTTCTTTGGCTTGAAAATACAGTCTTGAAATTAAAAAGTCAGAAAGAAATCAAAAATACATTTATAGTTGAAAAACCAGTTAAAAATTAAAATTTATGGACTACGAAAATGACATTCAAATCAGGCAGGATGAATTAGAAATGGAGTGGTTAGATCAACCGTCACTTATGTTCAAGTATGCTAAAAACGCAGCAGAAATGCGTAGGTTTTTGGATTTATCTAAAGAGAAACTTGATTTAGCCAAAGCAGAAATTGACAAAGAAATCCGGACAAATCCTGAGAAGTTTGGAATTGAAAAAATTACTGAAACAGTTGTGGCAAATTCAATGTTAGCAACACTCAAATACAAAAAGGCAAATGAAGAATTCTTAAATGCCAAATATGAAGTTGATGTTGCACAGGCAGCAGTTGTAGCAATGTCACAGAGAAAAGATGCTTTGGAGAATCTTGTTCGGCTTCATGGTCAACAATACTTTGCAGGACCAAAAGTACCTCATGATATTTCAGAATTACGTGAATCACGTCAGAAGAAAGTTAATCAATCAGTAAATATAAAAAGAAGCAGATGAAACTTGAGCCAATATATATACTAATAGGAATAGTCCTGTTTATCCTTGTTGTATGGCTCGTCAGTGAGATTCAAATCAAAGTCTGGATACACAGGGTTGAAAAACACTTAAATAAAGATTATAAAAAACTAAAAAACAGTAAAGAAGATGGCAAAAGCAAATGATGATTTTGGTAGTAAAATTGGAAGAAACCTTCAGAAGCAGAAAGATGCAAAGAAAGGGTTTGGATATTTAAATCTTCCCAAGGGTGTAGAAGCCTTTGTGGTAGATGAAGGTACAAGGGAAGTCAGCCTTGATTTCCTTCCCTATGAAGTCAGTGACGCCAAGCATCCTGACAGGGACAATGAATATGGAATAGCTACACCAGGCAGTCTTTGGTACAGGAGGCCGTTTAAAGTCCACAGGAACGTAGGAGTAAATAATGAAACAGTAGTATGCCTGAAAAGTATTGGAAAGCCTTGCCCTATCTGTGAATATCAAAAAAAGAGGATGAAGGAAAAGGCTGAAAAAGAGGAAATAGTGGAACTCTATGGAAAACCAAGAAGCCTTTATGCAGTCATTCCCATAGGTATGAGGAAGATTGAGGAAAAAGTGCATATTTGGGATATGTCTGACAAACTCTTTCAGGAAACTTTAAATGATGATCTTGAAGTTCATCCTGAAAACAGATCGTTCCCAAGTCTTGCAAACGGGAAAACTGCAATCCTGACTTTGAAATGGAAATCATTTGGGAAAGTCACTTATCCTGAAGTAAGAGCGATTGATTTTGAAGATAGGGATGCTTATCCTGAGAAAATACTTAATGAAGTTCCTGATTTGGATAAGGTGTTGAGGATACTAACTTATGAAGAAATTGAAGCCAAATTCTTTGAAACTGATCAGGAAGAAACAGGTGGAGATTTATATGACGTAGATGATGCATCTGTTCATCACAGAGGAGAAGAAAGAGAGGAAAGGGAAGAACGTCCTGCACGTAGGGAAAGGGAGAGAGAGGAAGCTCCAACACGCAGCAGACATACTCAGGAAGAGCCGGAAGAAAAGCCTGAACGCACACGTAGTCGTAGAGAAGAAAGAGAACCGGAGAAAGAACCTGAACGTAAACGTAAATCTGCAAGTGCAGAAAAGGAAGATTTCAAACCTGAAAGGGGAAGTGCAGAAGGATCATACAACAAACGTGAAGAAGAAACTCCACGTAGTAGGAGAGCATCTGCACCAGTAGAAGAAAAAGCAGAGAAAGACCCTTGTCCATATGGGCATAAATTTGGGGTAGATACAGAAAAATTCAACGATTGTGACATCTGCAACATCTGGAAAGAATGCATTGACGAAAAAGAAGGTAAATAATGGCTATTTTAAGAAAGACAAGTACAAGAAAGGAGGATTATAAGCTGATTGGTGTAAGTGTACGGAGATGGGTGCATGAATATCTCACTCTGTACACTCTCGCCAAAGACTGTACTAAATCCATTTTACTCAGGGATATGATTGAGAAACTCATTATAGAAAAACGTGAAGCAGAAACTGATGCTATACTTATAACAGAAGTTTCAAACAGGCTCAACACTATCCGCTACAATGAAAAGATGGAGGAAAAGGCTTTGCCGATTGAAAAGTATAAACTTGAAGTTGAGAAAGAGTTAAAGACAAGGGGCTTGAAACAAACCTACATTGAAATAATTTTATCAGAGATTTTGCCATGACGGAAAGGACAAAAGCACCAGCAGAGAAGTTAAGTGAGCAGATGAAGAAGCATACTGCCAAAGTAGAGGAAAAGAAAGAGGAACAGAATGGGAATTTCAGTACAGTTATAAGTACAGGCAGCACACTACTTGATTTAGCCATATCAGGAGGAAGGGTTCGTGGAGGGGGAATACCAGGTGGAATACTTGTGGAGATATTTGGGCCTTCGGGAAGCGGAAAAAGTGTCTTACTTGCTGAACTCGCTGGTGCTGTCCAACGTCAAGGTGGGGATGTAATGTTTCACGATCCCGAAGCAAGACTTGACAAAGCCTTTGCAGGAATGTTTGGTTTGCATTTGAGAGAAGATAATTACACAACCCCTGATAAAATCCCTGAAGTCTTTTCAGGAGTTAGGAAATGGCAACCACAGGGGAATGCTAAAATTCATGGAATATTTGCAGATAGTCTTGCTGCACTTTCAACTGATACTGAGATGGAAAATGATGAGGGGGATAAAATGGGTATGCGTAGGGCAAAGGAATTTTCTGAACAGTTAAGAAAAACTTGTCGTATAATTACTCAAAATAATTATCTCATGGTTTGTTCAAATCAGGTGAGGGAGAACTTGGATGCAGGTCCGTATGGTCAGAGGTACAAAAGTCCGGGTGGTGAAGCAATAGGATTTTATTCATCACTCAGACTTCGTACTTTGAAACCAGAAAAGATAAATGAAGAACAGACTATTGCAGGAAGGAAAGTTAAGCGAGTAATAGGGATTGAAGTACAGGTAGAAGTGTTTAAATCATCTGTGTGGAAGCCATATAGAGTTGCTCCTGTGACAATAATTTATGACTATGGTGTGGATCAAATCCGGGATAACCTACAATTTATTAAGGATTATACCAAGTACAATACTTATACGCTTGGGGGGGAAAGTTTGGATAAAAGTATGACAGGAGCAATAAAGTTTATTGAACAGGATAATCTTGAAAATGAACTGAAAGAGGAAGTAATAAATCTTTGGGAAGAAATTGAAGAAAAGTTTAAATCAGAACGTAAACCAAGAAGATGAAAGCAGGAGAAATTAAAATGATTTACGGGAATCCAATAAAATTGGAATACCCAATAGGAGAGGCAAAACTTGTTTCACAAATGCCTTGTCACAATACTAAACTTGAATATTGGAATGTTACTTTTCTTGATGAAATAGAGATTACAAGAACGGCATTAATAAAAAAAGAAAATGGAAAGAACAAAAAATAGAATTTTTATAGGTATAGACAATGGTGTGACAGGAGGGATAACTATTCTTTCAGAATCAGGATTTGTACATTTACATATAGCAACTCCGATTAAAAACTGCCTTAACTACACAAAGAAAAAAGCATTTCACAACAGAGTGAATTATCCTGAACTATATGATATATTATTTGACAACATTGCAAATGATATTCCTTTTTGCATGATTGAACGTCCAATGGTAAACCCAGGCAGATTTCAGGCTACAACATCTGCACTTCGGGCTTTGGAAGCTACTGAGATAATATTAGAAGAATTAAAAATACCGTATCAGTTTATTGACAGCAAAGAATGGCAGAAAGCATTGCTTCCATCAGGGTTGCAAAAAGAGGAATTGAAAAAGGCAGCAAATGATGTTGTACGAAGATTGTTTCCAAAACAAGAGATTGTAAATGCTGATTCTATTTTGATTGCAGAATATTGCAGAAGGATTAAAAAATAAATAATCAAAATTTTATTTGTTGTCGGAATATTTATAATAGTAAGAAAGAATAAAATGAGAGTATGTGCTAACGCAAGTATTTCAGAAGAAAAAAGAGCAGGTATGCTTTATTCTGATGAAGAAATAAAGAATCAAATATTGGATGAATTATCTATTGCATTTGCAAAGGAATTGAGAAAGATGTCTCCGTTAAATTTTGTAGAAGAAAATATAATTGAAGGAACATATCTTGATTCTACTACATATAAAATCGAAGGAATTGTAATAAGTATGGAAACTTTTCAAGCCATTATGCAAGAATTAAAATATGAATTACCACAAGAGAAATTTGAAAAACTTCGGAATTTATTTATCAATACAATATGATACAATTACTCCAAAAATTATTTAAAAAGAAACATACACCATCAAGTCCTAAATCTACAAGGGTTTACAAAGATGGCTTCTATATAGATATAGATACAAATACAATAGGAGAGCAATCTAAAACTATTTGGAATGAATATATACGTGATCCTAATGGAAATATTATACCAGTAATAAGTGGAGAAAATACAATTACTGGGGACGTTGCTAATTTACCAAAACTTGATTACTTTCCTCCTAAATCTCCACCTGATAGAATAGAAATACATTAATATGATAAAACAACTTTCAATTTTTAATTTCCAAAGCCATAAGGACAGCCATCTTGAATTTACAGATGGAGTAAATGTGATAGTCGGGGCATCTGATAGTGGAAAGTCAGCAATTATTCGTGCTCTAAAATGGCTTGTATGGAATCGTCCGTCAGGAGAAGCATTAAGAAGTTCATGGGGGGGCAAAACCGAAGTTGAACTCTTTACAGATGATACTCATGTTGTACGTAGCAAAGACAAGGAAGAATTATATGTTTTAGGGGATCAGCACTTTAAAGCATTTCGTACTGATGTACCAAAGGAAATTCAGGATGCTTTAAATATGACTGAAATCAATCTTCAGCAACAACTTGATCAACCTTTTCTTTTAAGTCTTTCTGCCGGACAAGTAGCTGAACATTTTAATCATATTGCTAAACTTGATCAGATTGATCGGGGACTTTCAAACATAAACAAAACTATCAGGGAACTTGAAGCAGACAGGAAATACAAGCAAAGTGATATAGAGGAAAAGGAAAAGCAAGTCCTGCAATTTGGGCACTTGGAAAGGTTTGAAGCTGAGATTGAAGTCTTGGAAGATTTGGAAAACAGGACTAAGCAAAAACGAAATGCTATAACTGATCTGACGGCAAAGATAAATTCACTTGAAAGTATCTTGATTGACATAGGAAATATGCAGGATACTTTGACTATGGAAAAGCCTGTATTGGATTTGCTTGCTCAGATAGATGAAAGAAATGCAAAGGAAGAAAATATAGGACAGTTGGATATTGCCATAGGCAAACTTGAAACGGCAGGTAATAATATAAAAGAATATCAGGAAATAATATTCTTTGAGAAAGATGTTAATGGATTGTTGAAGTCAGTGGCAGACAAGAAAGTGCTTGTAGAAGATCATAGGTTGCTTTCTAATGAAGTCAGAAGATTAAGTGATATAAAGGTGTCACTTGAAAAAGGACAGATTAAGATTGAAAATTTACAAAATATGTATAACAAGAATTTAAAAGAATTAGGAATTTGCCCTCTTTGTGGCAGTAAAATAAAATAATTATGGCAAGTATATTTAACAGTACAGATTTATTAGGTGCTTTTGTAAAAGCATTTAATATCGACGGTACACATATCCGTGCACTTAATATTCATGTTGAGGTTGATGACGTTGTTACCATAAAAGTAACACATTTTATGAATACTGATCAAGAACATAAATTAGTACAGGCATTTGAGTATTATACATTAGACCCTAATAATAATGAAGCGGACAACAAATTACCATCCTGAAGATAAAGTCCTTTTAGAACGTGGAAACTATCTATACAAAAATCGTAAAGCAAATTTAATACTTTGTTCTGATATGCATTTACGTGAAGATACTCCTACGTGTTGGACAGGAGATTTTCAGGCAGAGCAATGGAAAGCACTTGACTTTATTAAAGCTTTACAGGAAGTGAATTCTTGTCCCGTCATCCATGCCGGAGATTTATGCCATCAATGGAAAGCAAGTCCTTGGTTATTACGTATGGCAATGAAACATCTCCCTAATAACTTTTTTTCAATATATGGGCAGCATGATCTTCCATCTCATAATTGGGATTTACGGGATAAAAGTGGAATTGCTGCATTGGAACAGGCAAAATCTCTTAAAGTGTTGTCTACATGCCATTATGGACAAATTCCAAGTAATGAAAGTCTTTTGCTTCCTGTTGGGGGTTCTTTGAAACATGCAAAGAAAATACTTGTCTGGCATCATATGACATATATTCAACCACCTTTTCCTGGTGCAAGCGGAGGTCAGGCTGAAAGTATTTTACGGAAATATCCTTATGATCTTATAATATGTGGGGATAACCATCAGTCTTTCAGCACAGAATATCAAGGACGATTACTCGTCAATCCCGGATGCATGACAAGGCAAACTGCTGATCAGATAAACTTTCAACCACGTGTAGCACTTTGGTATGCTGAGACAAATACAATAGAGTGGATAAATCTTCCTATTCAGGAAAATGTAATTAGTCGTGAGCACCTTGAAGTCAAGGAACAGAGAAATGAAAGGATTGATGCTTTCATAAGCAAACTTGACGGGGATTGGGTTGCAGGATTGTCTTTTGAGGAAAACTTAAATGCTTTCTTTCAGAAGAATCAAACAAGGGATAGTGTAAAACAAATAATTTATGGAGCAATAGAATGAATATGCCTTTGATTTATACAAGGAAAAGGTTCTGACAAAAGATGAAATAAACGAATTCATAAAATTACAAAAATGACAGAGAAAAATTTACTTGAATTAAAAGACCAGATTGATGAAGCAAAAGCAAGTGTAGCTGAACTCAAAGGTCAACAAACAATCCTCATGCAACAATTAAAAACTAACTACAATTGTAAAAGCATAGAAGAATCTGAAACTTTACTTGCCAAGTGGAAAAAGGAAGTAGATAAAATGCAGATGCAGATTGATGAAGGATTAAAGGAACTTGAAGAAAAATATAACATATGAGTAGAATATTAATTACAGGATCGGCAGGATTTATAGGAAGTCATTTATCTGAAAGGCTTGTGCATGACGGGCATGAAGTAATTGGAATGGATAATTTATTTACCGGAAGTAAGAACAATATCAAACATCTGTTTCATGAGCCAAATTTTGAATTTATTCGGCATGATGTAAGATTGCCTTATTCAATAGAATGTGATGAAATTTACAACTTAGCCTGTCCTGCAAGTCCATATCACTATCAACGTTTTCCTGTGCAGACTATTACAACATCTTTACAAGGGATGATTTATGCTTTGAATAATGCAAGACGATTGAATATAAAGGTTCTTCAAGCAAGTACAAGTGAAGTGTATGGTGATCCTGATGTGCATCTACAGACTGAGGAATATAGAGGTTCTGTTTCAACTACATCAATTAGAGGATGTTACGATGAAAGTAAACGTTGTACTGAAACTTTATGCATGGATTATCATAGGCAGTTTAATACAAAGGTAAAAATTGCCCGCATCTTCAACACGTATGGTCCGAGACTTGCTGAAAATGATGGCAGGGTAATAAGCAACTTTATTTTACAAGCCTTACGTGGGGAAGATATTACTATTTACGGGGATGGAAACCAAACACGATCTTTTCAATACGTGGATGATTTAGTGGAAGGATTAATTAGGCTTATGGCTACGGATGATGAAATTACAGGGCCAATTAACATTGGCAATCCAAATGAGTTTACAATCCTTGAACTTGCAGAGAAAGTTATACAAATGACAGGCACTACGTCTAAAATCGTTTTTAAGCCCCTTCCAAGTGATGATCCTATGCAAAGGTGTCCTGATATATCAAAAGCTATGGAAACGCTTAATTGGATGCCTAAAATCAGTTTACATGATGGTTTGATTTTAACAATAAATTATTTTAAGAAACTATAATGAGCCTCCAACTTCTGAGAAATAAATTAGAACAACAAAAAGGACAAAAGCAACAGATTGAAAACTCAATCTTGGCTTTAAAACAATCCTTAATTGAAATTCGACGCAATTTGAATCGCCATGAGCAAGCAAGAGAAATTGTACGTACTGTTGGCTTAGAAACACAACGTCAGCTTCAATACAACATTTCTGACATTACAAGTCTTGCTTTAGAAGCCGTCTTTCCTGATCCGTATGAACTTAAAGTTGAATTTGTGGAACGCAGGAACAAAACAGAATGTGATTTGAAGTTTGTACGTGGTGATATGGAAATTGATCCTTTGACTGCAAGTGGTGTGGGAGCAATTGATGTTGCAGCTTTCGCATTAAGAATTGCTTCGTGGTCTATGGCACGACCAAGGACACAGAATGTAATTATACTTGATGAACCTTTTAGATTTCTATCAGAAAACTACCAGGATCAGGCATCACAAATGCTTAAAGAGCTTAGTACAAAGTTAGGAATCCAGTTTATTATTGTAACACATGAAATGACTTTAGCGAGTTACGCAGATCGTACATTTGAGGTCAGTATTTATAAAGGAATAAGTAAAGTAAAACAAATATGAATAACGCAGATAACCCCCAATTAACTATACCACGTGTTACCAGCAGTGTTTTTTGTTCCGATAATATGGAACTAATGAAAACTATCGAAAGCAATACAATAGACTTAATTTATTGTGATATACTTTACGGGACAGGTAGAAAATTTGCCGATTACCAAGACTTAAAACCGATTAGAAGTGAGATTGAAAGCCATTATATTCCACGAATAAAAGAAATGCACCGAATACTTAAACCAACAGGGAGTATTTATTTACAAATGGATACTAAAATT